ATCATGTATTATGTATTTACAAGTGCCTAGATGTATTCAAATATTAGGAAATCCGTCAGAAAAATTTGACGGACTAAATGAATCATCTGGTGCAGTAGATGGGTTTACATATTTAACATGGGGTTCAAATGGAATGCGTGATATTAATATGTTAAGACCCATTACAGAAGAATATATTAAACCAGAACCTGGTACATTGATTATGTTCCCTAGTTGGTTAAGACATGGTGTAATGCCATTCTTTAGTAATAAAGAAGATGATGAAAGAAGAACATTCTCAGCAAACATCAATGTTACCTTAAAGGAAAAAATAACTGGTGACCATTATAGAAAAACAAGAGATAGTACATGAGCTTAAAAGACCTATCAAGTTCATTAGGTGTAAAAAAAGGTTTTAACAAAAACGAAAAAGTGGTATCACAAGATAAACCAAAAAGTGATAAACCATTTGATACACATGCTCAAATAAAAACTATTCCCTCATATAAATTGATGGCAGTACAAATGCCTGATGCATTTACTGATGATATTAATAATCATATTGATAATGTTGTTATACCATCAAAGGTATCTCATAAAGGTCAATTAGTGGGGCAGATTAATCGTGATGAAAAATCTGAACAATACACATTTTCTTTAGATGATGAAATAGGTAAAGATTTTAAATTAGTTATAGATAGATGTGCAACTAGTTTACTCAGAGACCCTACTGGTTATAAAAGGGATTCGATTGCAGAGGCTTTTGAGGCATGGACTGTACACAGTTATGCTGGGGATTATAATCCTTTACATTCTCATGGTTGTCATACACCATCAGGTTTATCTATGATATTTTATTTAAAAGTACCAAAGTGTATTGAAGAAAAACCATCATTTCCTACATTACATAATGCAACAGGTGACATTGATGGTCATACTGGTTTAATTACATCTACAAATACTATTGCGGATGTTTATAGATTAAAACTAGATGCACAAGAATATATAAAACCCAAAAAAGGATTTATGATAATATTTCCTAATTGGTTGCAACATTGTGTTATGCCGTTCTTCGGTGAAGGTGAAAGAAGAACAATGTCTGCTAACTTTAATATAAGAGACAGTAAAGAAACTGTTGCACAATTTAAATCACCTACATTAACTAGACAACATTAACATACGGAGTATATATTATGAAACTAAGTGAACACACAGTTGAAGTGTTAAAAAACTTTGCAACGATAAATCAAAATCTTGTAATAAAGGAAGGTAGTACA